TTTTATTTTTATTATAGTAGTGCAGCCACTATTAAGCAGATGCACTACTTATAATAATCACACTATTTTAACTTTTTTTCTATTGATTTGAAAATTTCTACCCCTTCGTCTGTTTTCAAGTAAGCTGCAAATGCAGAATACGGGTTTTCATCAAAAGGCACTGTCATCAATTTTCTATCTGTAGAACCCCATGTAAAAGTTCTTTGATCTTGAGATAGTCTAATAATACCCATCTCGCTAGCTTTGATAGCTAAGTTTCTTAATTGGACATTATCATCATTTACTAATTCTAAGAACAACACTGGGTTTTCTCTAGCAAATAAATACAAATCTCTTTTAAGTTCTGAAGAACTCATTTTGTCAACAGAAGAACCTAACTCTACTCTAAGTATAGCTTCGGCTTGATCTATATCAATGGACATAGCTGTATTTAAAGCTTGCATTTCAGTTTCAATATCTACTAAGTCTTCTTTTGCTTCAGCAATATCGTCTCTTTCTGCATAAACATATCCTTTTTTAGGATGATATAAACTTAAAAGTTTTTGTAAAGGTTGATTTGTTTTAGGTACATACAACACTCCTTCTTTAAAAACTATATGTTCAAGTATTGCATTACCGTCTTGTTCGTCTATAAAACAAGATCTTTGATTACTAGCGTATCTTAATTCTCTATTGTAACCTGCTCCCTCGTCAAACCATAACAATGGTTTCCTTGGAGTAGACTTTGAATTTAATACATAAGTTAAAGGACTCATAGCAGTTAAATAATACTGTCTATCTTTTATTTCCCAGCTTGGTTTAACTGATTGTTGTTCCGGTTGTTGTACTAGTAAAGCGGCTTTAGCCACTACATCTTGCTGAGGAGCAACCTCAACTTTCGTTGCTGGCGCTTTTTTTGCTGCCATAATATAATATAATTTAATAGTTTGTAAAACGTGACGATAGCTGGTTTATATATATAATAAGAGGCTATTGTCGTATAAGAGTAATAATTACCCCCGTAATTGTTACGAGGGTAATATTACATTAATTTACTTATTATGATTCTTTTAGCATCACGAAGTTATTAGCTCCCTGAACTACTAGACATCTTTCAGATAAGTAGTGCACTTCCATTTTGTCATCTCCAGTATAAGAAGCAGATCCTACAGAACCAGTAACCCAAGATTTTAATCTTCTGTCGTCAGTTTGTGAAGCTCTATATCTTACATGTAAGAAAGGACGGGTCATGTTTTTACCCATTGACTGGTCATATACAGTAGAAGTTCCAGCAGGAATTAAACATCCTGAAACATCTCCAAAACCACCTCTTGCAGCAGCATCGTTTAAGTATTTCCAATCTGACTTGTAGAAATCATAAGATCCTCTACGGAAAGCAGAAAAACCTAAGTTTAATGCCATATCAGCATCATTGTTAAATACTCCAAAAGAAGCACCAACGCCAGCTGCAGAAGAAGCATAACCACCTCCTATAGCACCTAGCATATCATCAAAAGTAAGAGCTAGTTCACGATTAACATATAACATGTTTTCTTCAATAGCACCTTGCTTATCAAGATTTTTAAGTAAAAGATCAAAGTCCGTTAAAGAGGCTAAGTCTTCAAATACATTACCTCTAGTTTCAATAGCAGAAAACAAACCTTCTGTACCAGTAATACCTGAAACAGATCCAGCGTTTAAGGCTGCGGTAGATGTTGTTTTAACTGATTCGATCATAGAAGTCTCTAAGTAGTCTTCAAAACGTAAACGAGTCTCTCCAGCAGCTTTTAAGTACCAAGAAAAACCAGATTGTCCTGCTTCATCAGTTGTTTCAACCCACCCAATTTGAGCAGTATCTGAACCATTGATTTCAAAATGATCTTTTAAAATAATTGGCTTATTACTATACTGTTGGAATTCTGGCTTAAGTTGTCCAGCCATAGTAGCAGATCCTTTAGCAAATTCAGAACCATATACGAATATATTTACACCTACATTTCCACTACCTGCAATAGAAGTAAAGTTATCAGCAGTATATGCTTTCAATGTTACAGTTTGCCCAGATGAAGCGGAAACATAACATTTAAGAGTTTTAAGACCTGTAGCAGTATCAGTAACAAGAACCGTACTACCTATTCTAATAGAGTTGTTAAGCGTAGTTCCTAAAGTTACAATACCTGTAGAAATCGCTAACTCTACTTTAGTGCTGGCTCCAGCGACATGCTTGTATGCAATATGTAATCTATTTTGCTCAGACCAAACTACTTGATCAGATTCCATAGGCATTTCAGCGCCTACCATTTGTAAAAATCCACCAATTGTACGGTTTCCGTATCTCTCTACTTCTTCCTCGTATAATTCAGGTAAATATTGTTGTGCCCATCCAGCTGTAGCTTGAGCTGTAAAGTCAATGTAGTTTGCATTGCTTACTACTGGGTTTGGCATAGGAGTTAGTGAAAATGATCCACCTAATCCTAAAGATGTATTAAATCCCATTTTTTTTTAGTTTTTAGTTGTTTATTTTTTTATTTTAAATTTCAACTTTGAACTATTCTCTCCACCTAACACTTTAAATTTCATTCCGCCGGCTTCTATAACTGGTTTATTAGTTCTAGCGCCCATATCAATATTTTTAGAATTGATAGCGGTTTGTTTTATAGCATCAGCTTTACCTTGCTCATAAAAATGTGATACAATTTTATCAATATTTTTACCTGCATATAAAGCTTTGTGATAACCTTTAGCGTCTTTCATCATATCATTTTCGTCGAGGAACTCCCTCACAAAATTAGATATGTCGCTTTGGTAATTCTTAACATCACTTGCATTCTTTACATTATACCTATATTTTTTGTCTCCTACTTTAAAATCAAAACCTTTGAAATTTTCGTTAAAAACATTATTGGTACTTTGCTCAAATTGCTTGTACTGTTTTTTTTGAACCTCACTAGTGGTAGCTTGTTCTTGGTTGTACTTATTGTAAAAGTTAATAGCTTCTTGCTGCTCGGACGATAACTTGGAACCCAACTTGACTTCCTTGTAATACTCATCTTTCATACCATTAAGAAATTTTTTAGCTTTTGCAACTTCTTCTTTTAGTGTCAACTTCTTTTTTCTAATATCTCTTTCATCGTCGATATCTTCATCATATGAAAAATTATCTTCAATTAAAAAACTTATTTCGTCATTATCTAAATGACTTTTTGTTGACTTGTAATATTCTTTTAATAACGCGGTATCATCCACGCTTGAATAGTCAGCGTTTAATCTAACATATTCTTCTATGCTCCCGCCAGTGTCCTCCATAAACTTAACCAGGTTTTCAATATTTTCCGGTAAAGTTCTTTGCGGAGTAGCCTCTGGCTTTTCTTCAATAACAGGGTCATTTGTTTGAGCTGTTACAAGGGTTTCTTCAGTATCAGATACTTCTTCTAGTACGCTTTCTTCTTCGGCGCTTTCTTCTTTGTTACTACTTTCTTCTTCGCTTTGGGCTTTGCTTTCATGTACTTCACTCCTTTTGGCATCTTGATCTGTGTTTTTAGTTTGAAATTCTTTTAATTTTCCTAGGTCTAATTTAATAGTCCCATCTTTTTTTACCTCTCTGTAAGAGATTTCTTCTTTAGGTGTTTCAGTTTGCGCTGCTTCTTTATTTTCTACAGCGTTGTCTTCAACAACCTCTTCGATTGGTTGGTTTTGTTCTGACATAATATAATATAATTAAATAGTTAAAAATTTATCACCTTGGTTCAAATTGCTCAAGACCAAATCCACCTAAGTTATCCATTCCTGCGGATTCAAAACTTTTGGGTGGCGCATTATTTTTTCTTTGATCTATGAGTTCACTTTGTTGTGATGCTTGTATTTTTGTTCTTTCGTCTTTACGGTCTTCTTTAAACTTATCCTTTTCGTTAACTTGCTTTAACTGCATTTCTTGCAGTTGCATATTTAAATTAAACTCGTGTTCCATCAATTCTTTCTTTATAGCTGCTTCTCTTTCCATTTTAGCTATTTCTAATTGATTTTTTATTTGCTCTAACTGAGCTTTAGATTCATTCAGAGCTTGTTGCTTTTGCATATCAGCCTGAGCTGCTGCTTGAGCAGATTGTGTATTAGATTGTGTTTGAGCTTCAATGTTTCTTTGCTGCTGCTCTTGATCTAATTGTTGTTTCTTTTTTCTACGTATTTTAAGAAGCTGATTAGCCAATTTTATATTACGCACTTCTCTGACCTCTATAGCGTCCTCTAAATATATCTGACCAGACTGTAAAGCTACTTGTATATTATTTTCAAGCTTTGCTTTTTCTTCTTCATCCGGTGTTAATTCTAAAAATATACCAAAATCATGCAAATGTAAGTTAGCCATTTCTTCTAAAGTAGATACATTAAACTTACCTAATGTTTTTATAAAAGACTCTTTAGTTGGCGAATATTCTATAACATCAGAAACACGCATTGCAATACACTCTGCCATTGTTAGGGTTATATACAAGCTTGATTGCAATAGGTGCCTTGTTGCTGTGTTAGAATTTGCCGCAGCCATTTTTTGTAAACCTACTAAAGCGTTTTTATCTGGTATTCCACCATCTCTAGCCTCGTTTAACCCAGTTACATCACGCATCATTTGTAAGTAATAATTATATGTACTTATAAGTGCGTTTATTTTATTGTTACCACCATTTGAATTTAATTCAGTAATAGGTAGTCTTCCTCTATTCATATCACCGTCTTGTGTCATTGATCTACCAATAACACTACCAGTTTGAAAATACATATTTAATGCTTCCTGAGGATTATAATTTGTTCCGTTACCTAAATCTATTTCAGCTAAAGCATCAGCGTCTAAGTAAACACCATCTGGTACAACTCTAGATAATACCTGTTGTAATTTTAAATGTGTAAGCTGGATCATATCTGCGAAATTAGTCATACGACTAACTAAAGATTCTATTCTGCCTTCATACATTCTAGGCGCACAGATAGCATAACTCATTTGAGCTTTTGTAGTATCCGCTTTGGGTCTTATCATATTTTTCTTAAGTTCCCACTTAAGTATATCGCCACTACCTATAACTTTAACACCTTCATATATTACCTCTATAGCTCTATCAACTTTTTCAAAGTCGTCGTTAGCTGGAGGGTTGAATGTGTCATTTTTTTCAATAGCTTTACTACCTCCGGCAGCTGTTTTCTTTATTTTATGTACTTGAGTAGCATAGGTCTT